GAACGCGGAGCAGGCGCTGAAGGACCTGCGGAAGGTGCAGAAGGAGCAGAACCGGGAGTTCAACCGGAGGATGTATGAGAACAGCCGGAATCAGACGGTAAACCGCTATGCGGAAGAAAACCCGGGAGCGGGACAGCGTGAACTGAAAAACGTAGGAGACATGAACGAGTTTCTGACCTTCAACAGGGAGGAGTATGAGCGGAGGTTAAGAGCGGAGCGCCAGCGGCTGAAGATGGAACGGCAGCAGATGCTGGATGAGATCACGTTGGAATTTGCAAAAAGAGAAAACGAGTTGAACATAGAAAATGACCTTCTGGCACATGAATACGCAAAAGAAAGGGCCAGAGCGGACTATGCGGAACGCCAGCTGATGGTTCAGGATCAGGAAATTGCGGACTGGGAGGAGGAAAACCGGAAAAAGGCAGCCCAGTGGGAAAAACTGCAAAAAGAAAGAGACAGAAAGGCAGAAGAGCTCTGGAATGATTTTGCAGACAAGGTACAGGAAGGGGCAATGAGCGAGATAGCAAAAGCGGCCAAGGCCAACGAGTTGTCAGAAAGACGTGCAAAGCTGGCCCGGGAGGGCCGGCAGAAGGACGAGCTGAAACGGGCCATCCGGAACAATGCCACCCAGCTGAACCAGATGGTGCTGCGGCCTGCAAAGGACAAATATGTGCAGCCCCGGCTGATCCTGCGGGCGCTGGAAGTGGCAAAGCTGGCGGACATGACATTTCTGAACCAGAATGCCGTGAACCGGCTGGATGCGCTGGCAAACAGTATCCGGGCCGAGTACGGGGATGCAGACCACCCGGTGGTGACGGAGATGAGCAATGACTGGGAGAAGAGCGGCATTGCCAACCTGATCGATGCCCTGAAGGCTGACCTGAGTGCCAGCAAGGAGGCACAGCTGGACCGGCTGCGTGGGCAGTTGGCCGAGGCCGAAGCGCTGGAAGACAGCCAGAAGACCCGGAAACTGAGAAGCCGTCTGGAAGCCCGGATCAAAGACGTTGAAAACAAGCCATATCTGCCCATGACGGTGGACCAGATGCGGATGCTGAAAGCCATTACGACCAGCACACTGCATGTGATCCGGACGGCAAACAAGACCCTGAGCTTGCAGAAAGCCGAAGCGGTGGACAAGATCGCCAACGAGGCGGCTGCAGAGGTGCGCCAGAGCAAGGGCAACGATGGAAAGCTGCGGAGCGCCCTGACCAGGTACAACCTGGACATGTTGGGAGCTGCCCGCGTGTTCCGGATGCTGGGCGGATACAAAACGAACGGGCAGATGGAGAAGCTGGCAACGATCCTGAACGACGGACAGCGGGAGCAGACCCGGATCACGGTGGAGGGAACAAAGCTCTTTGACAATGTGACGGGAAAGAAGAACCTGAAGCAGATGGAAACCTTTGCGGGACCCGGCGCAGAGCTGGTGGACATTGGCCTGAAGGACAGCAAGGGTCGGGCTGCACCGTTGACCCACGCCCAGCTGTGCAGCCTGTACATGCACCTGCAGAACGCCGACAGCCGGGAGCACCTGCTGAACGGTGGCCTGACGATCCCGGATGCGGAGGAGTACAACAGGGGCGACATTGAGAAGGCTTACCAGAAGGGCCAGACCGTGAAGATCGGAATGCTGACGGATAGCACGGGAAACCCCATGGCCGACACCGTGATCCAGGCCGTGGAGAAGGCCATGACCGACTACGACCGGGCCTGGTGCGAGGACATGAAGCAATTCTTTGGCAGCTACACCACGAATCTGATCAACGAGACGAGCATGAAGCTGCTGGGCTACCAGCGGGCCACCGTGAAAAGCTACTACCCCATTGCAGTGGACAAGACGGCGCTGGCAACCCAGATCGAGGGCGTGAAGCTGGATGCCACCATCGAGGGCCGGGGCTTCCTGAAGAACCGTGTCAAGAGCCAGCTGCCCATCCTGCTGGAGGAATGCAGCAACGTGGTCCAGCGAAGCCTGCGGGATACGGCAGCCTACGCCGGACTGGCGGCACCCATCCGGGATGTGCAGAAGGTGCTGAACAGTGGCATTGAGACCGAGGACGGCATCAAGATGCTGAAAAATGGTATCCTGAAAGAGCAGTGGGGCCAGAGCGCGACGAACTACATCGATGACATGCTGACCGACCTGCAGACCACGCAAAGAAAGCGCTCGACCACAATGACCAAAGTGCTGGACAGGTTGCGCGGCAACTATGCGGGCGCGATCCTGACGCTGAACCCTGGTGTGGCCATTGCGCAGGCGGCATCTCTGCCAACGGCGGGCGCGGTACTGGGTGCGGATACCATGGCGGCGGTGGTGCCGTTTGTGAAGAACCTCTCCGGCAAGCAGCGGGCAGCGCTGGAACAGGAAATTGCCCAGCATGGGGATGTGCTGCTGCAATACAGACTGCGGGGCAGCCAGCGCGGTGAACTGGCCAGCATTGGCGTGAGCCAGGGCGCGGCAGAAAAGGCCATGGACAAGCTGCCCAAGTGGGTGACCGGCTGGATCAACAGCATGGACGAGATTACGGTAGCGGCACTGTGGGAAGGCTCCAAGCGGTATGTGGAGCACCATACCAATGAGTTTGCAGAGGGTGCAGCCACGAAAGACAGCGAAGCCTACTGGGAAGCCGTGAACAAGATGTATCAGCGGGTCATTGAGGAGACCCAGCCCAACTACACCACGATGCAGCGGGCGGGGATCCAGCGAAATCCGGATCAAATGACCAAGACCCTGACCATGTTCACGACCCAGCGTTTCCAGAACTACGGCATCCTGGCCGATGCGGTGATGGACTACAACGCCCAGAAAGCACGGGACAAGGCTGCACACAGCAGCGAGACAGCAGAAGAAGTGAAGCGGGCCGGAAAGAACCTGAACCGGGCCATTGTGAGCCAGATCACCCAGACTGCTGTGTTTGCACTGATGAAGATCGGTGCGGACTTCCTGCTGCACCGGTGGGACAGAGAGCAGGACGAGAACGGAGATGTGACCGCGGCCAGCGTGAGCAAGCGATTCCTGAATCTGTACACGGAAAGCTTTGCGGGCAACTTCCTGTATGGCAGTGAGCTGTACAGCGCTGTGGGAAATGCAGTGAACGGTACGGATTACGATGTGGTGAGTGCAACCAACATCAGCGCTGTGAATGATCTTTTTGCAGCAGTAACGAAGTTTTCCAGCCTTGTCCGGCAGGACACCGGTGACATGACGGAGGAACAGCTGGAAGCGTATCATCAGAAACTGCGAAAGGCAGGCGTGAACCTGATGCAGTACGGGTTTGAAATTGCGGGTGTGCCTATGGGGAACGCCCGGAAAATGCTGGATGCCTTTGATGCCTATGTGGAAGATGCACGAGACATTGCAAGCGGAAGCGGCTTTTCGTTCAGCTCGACCCCGACAAGCGCCACCGGGCAGTATGACCGGCTGTACAACGCCATTGCCGAGGGGGACACGGACAACGCCAGCGGTGCTATGGCGAAGCTGGAAGCCATGGGCAAGGACGAAAAGACCATTGCCAGCCAGCTGAAGAACCGGCTGAAGAAATACAGCCCGGAAGTAGAGCAGGCGGCCAGGGCCCGGAACGAGGACAAAGACAGCCAGCGCCAGGAGCTGACAAAGCAGCTTGTGCGGGAAATGTACGAGACCCTGGGCATCCGGGAGGGTGTGAAAGCTGACGCGGAAAAGCGGACATGGGTGATCGACCTTGTGACCGAAGCCATTGAAAGCAAGGCCGAGGAGCTGTACAGGGGCGGCACCGGCGGCAGCGTCTACGATGCTTTGACCGAGGCCGTGGACACCGGCCGGGCCGACGACGTGCAGGACGAGGTGAAGCGGCTGCGGACGGCGGGCAAGGAGGACGGCAACATCAAGACGAAGATCACCGACGCGGTGAAAGAGGAGTATCTGGCGGGCAGCAGCAGCGACCGCAAGCGCCTGGAAACGAGGCTGCTGAAGCTGACCAAAGCGGACGGAACCCCGATGTATGAGAACAAGAACTTTGCCCAGTGGGTGAAGGACGCGGCAAAAAAGGAGGAACAGGCAAAAAACAGCAAGGATGAGTGGGCAGGGGTGAGGTGAACCTCTCAGTCACGCTTTGCGTGACAGCTCCCCTAGTAGGGGAGCCAAGTTCACGTTGCAGCTCTTTTGGGGGGAGCTCTGCTTAGAAGAAAGGGAGACCGTTCGGGGTGAACGGCCTCCCTTTTGTATGTCCGGGGTAGTTGCACCCGGCGGGGCGTGATAGGATAGGGGCAGGAAGGGCGCACAAATCTGAAATAGACCTCTGGATCGATAGAGGAGTGCGCCCGATTGGTGAAGGGAGTGAAACTGTGAGCCAACTGGATATCAAGATCAGAAAGCTGCAGGATAACGGTTCGACGTTCCGGGCGAACATTGAGACGCTGTATCTGGGCGGTGTGCGGAGCGCCAAGGTGGACGAGCTCCGCTTTGAGCTGCCGGAAGAGTGGAAGAACTGCACCGTGACCCTGCATGTGCAGCGCCTGAGCGGCACAAAGCCGGACCCGCAGATCCTGGACGAGAACAACAGCGCACTGGTAGACCGGCGCTGGACACTGGAAAAAGAGGGCACCTGGATGCTGCTGGCCATCAACGACAGCGGCTACATTGCCATGACCAAGCCCGGCAAGTACACCTGCTATGACACCATCGACACCGACACGACCACCGAGAACATTACGCCGAGCATCTATGAACAGTTCGTGGCCGAGGTGACGAAATACGCCAAGCAGGCGCTGGAGAGCATGAACGCGGCCAAGACCAGTGAGACCAACGCAAAAACATCCGAAACCAACGCCAAAGCCAGCGCGGACAAGGCGAAGGCAAGTGCTGACAGCATGGATGCGAGTGTGGCCACCTGCACCACAAAGGCCGGGGAGGCCGAAGCAAGTGCGGCAGGAGCAAAGACCA